CTACTACCTGTTGGGCCAAATATAGTTACGAGGTCGCCTGGATAAAACACGCAGTCAGAGTTAAGTCCTAGTGATTTTGCAAAGTTATAACTTCTACCTGTAAAATCAGTTGTTAATCGACTTTCTAGATCTTTCTGCATTGCTTCGGCATCTAAAACATCTACAAAATAATCTTTACGTTTATAGTGTACACATTTAGGGTTACATAGGCTTGACATAAGTTCGTCTCTGCAGCCATACTGGTAACCTTTGTTATATGAATATTCTACTTGTTTGATTATTTCTTGTTCATGCAACTGTCCATCATTCCATTGTAACATGGCAGCCTTAGTTGCGTCTGAAGGTATTCCATTACGTCTATAATGAGATACCATTCTTAGTAGTGTTTTATGTCTAGAACCTTGTTGTGGTCCTTGATTGTACATTGCTTGTATGCATGTAGCCACTTTTTTTGGCTCCATAACTTTACCCATTTTTCTACTTATTTGTTGGTTAGTTACAATGTGTTCTTCTAATTCACCGTCTCCTAGTAATTCTGTATATGGAAATTCCATTCGAGGTGTTTTAGCAAGATCATGTATCTTTTGCCAAGTACTAGACATTATTTCTTTGTAGGTAAGGGGTACTTTATATAAGCCAGTTTTATTATTTATTGTATGAGCTACACGATATAAGCCTGTTCTCATATATACCATAGAATCAATTTCAGGTAACATTTTCATTAATGTATCCTTTACTTGAAAAGGCAATTCCTCTCCAGGTGTAAAATTGAATACTGAATTAGGTATAATTATATGGTAACCAGAACCACTGAAGAATACTCTAAAGTTATGTTCTTGTAGGTCGTATTCATCTGTAAGCGCAAAGACTATTGCTTGACATTTACGTAATGTAAAGTCATCCGTATTCTGTTCTCTATCAATATCTATTAAAATATTATCAATAGCTCTGGAACCATAATAACTACGCAAACTGTTAGAATTTGAATCTGCAAAATCAACAGCATCATGCGTATAAGTATACATAGACCTATACAGAGGAACGCCATTCATATGAGTAGGCAGTTCTTGTTTAGGAATGAGAACCCCCCGATTTCGAGGGGTCTCTTTCGCTATTTCTATATACTTATAGGTTTGCAATGTCTATATCACTCATCGTGCCTGATCCATTCATTACAACAGGTGTTGATTGTTGTGTCATGTTCTCAGGTGCTTCTTTGATGTAGCCTTTGCTTCTCAAGAAGTCGATATAGCCTTGCAGTTCTTTTGGAGCGTCAGGTGTATCAGCCATTACTTTATTATGTACAGTAGTATATGTCTGACCGTTCTTAGACAATTCTTTGTATACAAATATAGTTAATTTTGTACCGATATATTTGTTTAGATAATCTACAATATTGTCTACAGGGTGCTCATTAGAGTCAACCCATTTACCTAGGTGATTAATACCACCTTGCTCTCCAAGAGCATCAAGTAAGAATGTAATGTGCTTTAACAAAGTACAATCTTTGATTTGTCCATTAGTTTCTTTGTCGAATGAGCCACATATTTTAAGTGTACGAGGATACTCGCTACCTTCTACGTTAAACTCAAACTTAAGATATACTTCTGCCCAAGAACTAAATCGTTCTTTTTCGCATGTAATCTTAGATAATGTACCTGTTTTTACACCTAGCCAGTTTCCGCCTGACTTTTTTACTTCTGATCTCATAATTGCCATATTATTTGTCCTCCTTATAGGATTTTATTTCGTTCATAATTGCTTGAAAATCAAATGGTAAAGCTTTATTTGCTAAAGGTCTTAGTCTAGAGCCAACCATTCTTTCGTCGTAACCCTCAAATGATACTTCATATTCTTGGGTTTGTTTGTTTACAGTAGCATAGCCAATAACATCTGCTTTAGCGCATAATGTTCTGCCTAAACCACTTGGTAGGGAAGGGGCTAGTTGAGCTTTATCATCTGTCATAGCTGTCTGCTTTGCATGTGATATAAGAATAAGATTACCGCCTTTTTGTTTTAGAAAGTCTTGCAACTTCTTAACAATATCAGCGTTCTTTCTCTTAGCTGCAGCCCAGTCACTGCCCCATGAACCGTCGCCCATCTCTTTGATACCTAAATCTTGTTTAACAACAGTTTCTATCCAGTTGTTAACTTGATCGATAGTGTCGATTACAATAGTATCATAAGGATATTCGTCCCAGTTCTTCATTAAATCAGCAAGTATTTCTGCTAATGAATAAACGTGCATCTGTTGACCTTTATTTGGGCCACCTCTGTAATAATATCCACGTTCATCTGTTGGCACAAGTTCGATTACTTCTGCGCCATTTTTTGTTACGGCTACACCGTCTTTCATTTGTGTTCTAGTTGGTGGGTTTAATCCACAACAAGTAACAACATTTGCCTTGTCTACAAAATCAGCGCCTAAGTCTGTATCTATAACAAGTACACCGTCTGATCCTTTATCTGACCAGTTGCTTGCTTGTGTTGTTTTACCTGTTTTAGGTTGGCCTATAAAATACCATGTGATACCACCTGGTAAAGTATCTGACCAATCTGTTTTTATTGTATTTACTTGTAGCATATGCCTCCTAATTTTAGAGACACCTATCCCACTATAAGAGTTGTGGATAGGTAAGTAGTAGGACAGATGTCTCTGCGTTTGTTGCAGACGTAGTTAAATACGCTGTTCCGTATGCTGAAACTACGCTGCTTCGATTATATTAACTTTCTGAGGTTTTACGAGATGTTCTCTACGTAAACTCACAGGACCTAACGACCCCCAAATGTACGCATAGTACAATCTATTTTGCAAGACATTAAATGCCTGAGCAAGGCCATATGAGGCTGCTAGACTGCCACAAAATATCGTGTGTTTTGCTGTACAGGGGTCATCAGGAATTGAGGAGCTTGGTGCATATGAATCCATGAAATAATCGGACTCTCTGGTCACAGTTATTATCTCAAAACCCAATGCACCCATTCTCATGTCAATGAGAAATTCTCTATCTGGATTTTCTTTCCATTGTTTATACACTTCTAGTCTACATTCCATATTATCTGGAGTTAAAAATACCTTATTTGCTAAAGGATTACCTTTTTGCCAATAGTGAGATATAGGTTTAACATTTATTTTACTATTTAGACTAAGTAGTGTATCGAATGCTGCTTTTACTTTTTGTGTATTTAAGAACTTTTCTGGCCATGATGTTGTGGATAAGTTGTGTTCCTCTAACGTATCTGGATCCCAGACTGTTATTTTCTTAAATCCCATAATAGCAGCATTTTGTAGTAATGCGGAGCCGATACCACCAGCTCCTATTACTGTTATTTCATCTAATCTTGATTGATTAATGAGGTCTTTGTTACGTAGGTAGCGGTCTGCCATATTCATCTACTCCTATTTTCTTTAGTTTAGCGTTTAATGCTCTTTTCTTGATTCTTCCTCTTTCATAGTCAAGCATAATAGCATCATACTCAGCAAACTGAGTGTATGTTGGTGGTTTATACCCGTTATATGACGCAAAATCAAGTTCGTCTTCATATCTATCTGCATACGATTCTGTTTGCGTTTTATAAAGCGGTGTATTTTTGCTTCTTTCTAAGTTGAACAAACTTGGTTGGTAGTTTCCAGTATTAACTATATTTGTTCTGTTTTGCGGTTGTTTGCTCTTTCTTTTCTTAATAGTAGCAGCTTGCTTTTTCCATTCGGCATTTTCTATTTCTGTACTTTCTATCTCTATATCATCAATAATTGTGATGTGTATTTGACCAAATTGATCTGGATAGCTTGTACCAAAGTATAGCTCTTTGCCTGGTTTACTAGATACTACAAGTGAGTAATAAAACATACCTTCATTTGCACCATCTATCATCTGCTGATTATCTGTTCCACTAAAGAATGAGCCCATACTATGATGAGAGTGTATGTTGCCTTGTACCCAAGTTTTACCTATCTCAGGAAACTCTTGTCTTAATGGCTTATATATTTTAATTAGTTCCTTGCCGTCCCAATCTGTTTCTGAAGCCGTGCCAAGATGTAATGGATGCCAATATTCTAATGTTATAATAGATGGAAATCCATTTTCATCAGTTATTTGTGAATACCATGCTGGACCAGACCATTCTAAACTTGGGAATTGTTTAAGAAAATAATGTACCTTGGACATCATCGACTCCCTGATGATTAACTTTGGTTCTGTTGAGTTCATTTATGAACCTCCTTTTATCTTTTTCTAATTGACTTAATGCAAGCGTATACGCATTTTTCTTTATTATAGAGTATTGTTCTTCTATTTCTGAATACACTACATCGTTTTTTACCGATTTTAAATATGCTGACGCTTTTGCTGATTCTGGTGATCTTTTTCTTAGTAATATCATGAAGTTTGCTAGTTTTCTACCTGCAGGCCATAGGTCGTCAACAAATTCTGTTACGTTAGTCCTGCCGTTTGCGTATTTTTGTGTTTTTTCATGTAATTCTAAGACCATGTTTCTATCTTCAGCTGGTAATGATACTGTATACCTACTATTTACCTCATATCTAAATCTATGATGCCTACAATTGTATATATCGTTGGCCATTTTTCTTAGATATACTAGTTTTTCTGGAGTTAAATCACCGTTATACTGTGCTTGAAGTGATACTAAGAATATTCTTACAAACTCAAATGCTTGATATATTGTAAGTTCTCCTAATTTCATTGCTACATACACATAACCAAGCAATTTATTTGCACACGGGTTAGCATGTCTGTCAAATCCTGTATAAACAGAATATGGATTTACTCCAAAATATGGGTATTCAGTTTTCATTAGATACGTACGTATATGTCGTCTTGTTTGACCTGATACTTCTATAGTGTCCCATGCTGTCATATTTTTAGGAAAGTTCCATCTTTGTGGATCTTTTGCTATACCATATATATCTAGCGGGTTATTTTCATCTGTCTCTTCAGTATGAAACATTTCGTGTATTTCATCTTGTGTATGTAACTGTGGACACATTTCTATCTTTTTATACTCAGTACCTCTTGTATATGTAGATCTACCATTGTAAGCCTGTAGATACGCTTTCATTATTGAGAAGAATTGTACAAAGTTATTGTCAGCAAATGCTGTTTGTAAATCTCCTTGAAATGAGCCTAAGCACGGTACACCTCCTGATAAATGAGGATGTTCCGCATGCCATATGTATGTTTCGTCTAAATCGTCAATAATGCTGAAAAATTTATAAGTTGGTGCACTATTTACTATTTTAACGTAAAGCCAGTAGTCTCCCATATGGAGGTGTGGCCTATATTTGCATACAATATCTTTAAAACATACTAGAACAGCTTCTTCTTGAATTTCTTGGCTTCCGCCTGTATCTTCATTAAATACTGCAAAGGATATTTGCTCTGTTCTTGTTGTATACTTTTTAGAAAGATATTTAGCTTGATTCTCTAGACTTAGCTCAGGTGTTTTTTCTGGCAAATTATTGTGCCATTCTAATAATAAATCAAGTAATTGATTCATAATTACCTCCTGGTTAGGAGTAGGGGATATAGTGGTATAATATCGTTAGTATAGTCATCCATACCCCCGTACTCTAATTAAAGCCGACCGATTTGATTATCTGCCTGACTTGTTTTTCGCTTTCATGATAACAATAGTATCACCTTCTTGCAAATTCATTGCTGCTGTGCATCTTCTTTCTTCACCGTCATCACCTGTAACCTCAATGATTGCTTCGCCTTGATCAACACCGTATTCTCTTAATACGTCTGCTAATTTTGCGAATTGACCCGATTCAAATGTACCGCCTCTTGTGTAAGATGATACTTCTACGTTTACTCCGTTATTTGCTGGCATAAGTGCCTCCTTGTTTGTTTATGGGTTTAAATGGTTCTAAGCATTGTGGGCAAAATTCCCACATATCCATAGTTCCATCTTTTTTGTGTTGATATAGAATGTCTTTTTCGCAACATTCTGTGACTTGATAGTCCATTGGACCTCCTATCTAAATGTTGGCATACTTTAGTTTGACATAGATGGTTAATCCATCAGACGCCACTGCAGTGCTTTATCCGCCTCTTCTGTTAGGTATGCCAGCCAGATTTATGAGAGTCGTGCTAATCCGCCACGTATGATTAGTTTTATTGTATGGCTGTCAGTCTTTCTCGACTAGTAGTTTTCTATTGGTATTGATTGACACATCTACTACTACGATGTTCAGGTGAGCAATTAAGTACTCTACACCATACAAGGCTTATATCTTGACTCTCATTTAAAAGAAATATTTAACTATGTAATACCATATTGTTGCCCCTGTTAAGAATATTGTTAGGTATATAACCCAATTTGGTATATTCATTAAAAAATCCATCGTTTTCTCCTTTACGTTTATATTTATATATAATAAAAGTAATAGAGAGGCTTGACCCTCGTTAGTAGTGGTTTACACACTTAGCAGCTGACGACTACTCGCCTGTCAATATCCTCTCTATAATAGTAGAAGGAGATAGTGCTTTAAATAGTGCCTATCTATCTTTTAGTCTCGAGACCAGCGACCTTCTACTGTATTTAATTATTTGGGCCTACAATCGTCGCTATAATTGTAAGCCCTGGGTATATACGGGGGTATTACCCGT